AGAGTAAATTCTACTACTACGAAGATTAAGCCGACACATTGTGCATATCTTTACGGCTACTTAATCGTTAACGACGCCGGTACTGACGCTTTCTATATTTCTTATCAATATCCTTTCGAAGTGGAAGATTCAGAAGACGCAGCATTCTACCAGAAACGCAACAATTTCATTGCGTGGTGGGCTACTGTACCTGAAGATACTAAGGAACAGTATATAGCCGGCGAAATACATGACGCCTATTACGACCTTTACAAGGAATTCATAACAGGCACGGCTGACGATACACCTGAGAAATACGACATATTCAGGGTAGGCACCGTTCAGTACGCTAGGGTAGGCTACTCCTGTTTCAGTGAATGGGCGCCAGATAATACGATAGCTCTTTGTTCTAACGGTTCTAAACTTTATACATTTGGCGACAGATCATGGCAAGTATTCTCTTATAACGACGACGTAAACAATCCGTTCACTTCGCCAGACAATGCTGCAGGCAACATAGGTATTAAGGCACCTAACAGCTTAGCAATGTTGGGTAACAACGTATTATGGCTAGGTTCTTCAGATATCGGTGACAACGGAATATTCATGATTACTGATACTGTCATCAAGAGAGTATCTACCAACGATATAGAAAGGGAAATTACACAAATCGTAAATCCCGAGAACGCTTATGCACAGATATTCAAGGAACACCAGCATACTTTCTATGCTATAACTTTCGAAGATTCCAAGAAGACATATGTTTACGATATAGACGAGGACGCATGGCATAACCGTGCTAGCTACGATACTTCCAATAGACTTACATATTGGCGTTATAATCATGCCACGTTCGCATACAACAAGATATATCTCGGAACTACGGGCGCATTGGTATATAATGACGAGAACAAGTATTCTGAACATGACGGAAGGGTTATACTCAAGGTAAGGAGAGGCGGGGTATTGACATCTAACGATATGCCGTTCTATATCGACTGGTTAAGACTTATTACGAACAACGGCCAGCATAGCTTTAACGATCAGTATACTAATCTTGAAATGAATCCTAGGATTTCGTTCAGATATAGCTGGGACGGTTCTACGTGGTCAGACTATGAAGACGCTTATGCAGGAAAGATTGGTCAATACGATTACGAAACTAACGTTTACGGCTGCGGAATGGGAAGATTCTTTACATTGGAAGTATCTACTACTGAAGAAATTCCATTTGCAATAGAGAATCTTCAGATATCATGGTCACCTTGTAGCTTATTCTAGGAGTAATTATGACTAAACTTGAGCTTAAAGTTATCAGATATGACGAAAGTAACGAGAATATAGAAGCAATTAAGGGTAAATACGGTCAATACTCAGACGGTAAGGCAGTATTTACCTTAGTTAAGAATATTCTCTTCATTAATCTGTTACCTGGAGCCAAATACGACAGTTTACAGCTGCCTGAATGCTACGACGGTTTCATACAATGTTCTAACGGTTCAAGAATACAGATAAAGAACAGTATATTAACATGTGAATTACCGGCTGGAGTATCAGGATTTGGCCAGTTGGTATTAAAGAAATGGAATTAATAACTAATTATTAGGAAAGAAATTAAGGAGATAACGATATGGTACCTTTAATTGTAGCCGGCGCTATAGCTGGCGCAGCTGGCCAACTAGGTGGAGCTGCAATCCAAGGATATTATGCAAATGAAGCTTCCAAGAGAGAAGCTAATGCTCGTAAAGAAGCTGCAGCACAATTACGTCAGCAAGGCGCAATTACTGATGCGCAGTATAATCAGCTAATCAATCAGATTAACCAATATTACGACACACGTGGTTCTTTAGGAACACAGCAAGATGTAAACGCCTACAAGAAGGCTATTGCTGGTTATAATCCTGAAGAATATGCTGCTGACGTAGGTGAATTTAATTACGGAAAGACAGTCGAAGATTTCACGAATCCGTATTACGCTCAGATTATCGGCCAGACTAGAGATCAGCTTCAACACACAGCTGCTGGTGCTGGTTTAGGACGTGGAACGGGCGCAGCTTTGGGTATTGCTCAAGGTGTGGCTTCTAAGTCTGACGAACTTTATAATACTGCATTGAATCAGTATAACCAGGATAGAAGCTTCGAATATCAGAAATATGCTGATGCAATTAGGAATAATCAGAATAGACTCAATGCACTCAATACTGCTACACAGTATAAGATTGGTTTACAAGGTAACTTAGCTTCTGATTACTATAATACTCAGGATGCAAAGATGTCTGATATCATGCAGGCTAATCAAGATAGACTTAACGCTAGAGTCGGTTATGATTCCGCTATTGGTGGCCTCTATTAGGAGTTATTATGATTAAAGAAATGAGCGCTTGGGCATTCTGTAAAGATGATATATCAAAGATTGAGAATTATGAAGAAGCAATCAATGATAAATCTCAATGCTGGGATTGTCATCATAGAACAGAAATTTGGTGGAATTGTTCTTCTCAAGATTTGATTGATAATGAGTGTTACTATCATAGACCGGCTAAAGAACTTATATTCTTAACACATGGTGAACATTCTAAGTTACATAATAAATTAGGTTCGTATAGTAGAAGATCAGATGCTTGGTGCAAGACTAAAGAAGGTAGAGAACAGGTAAGTAAACAATTCGCTAATCTTAAGTGGTATAATAATGGAGTAACAAATATACGAATTAGCAAAGACACTGAACCACCTGAAGGATTTGCACCTGGAAGAACATTCAGCAAGCGTCAAAGAAATAAGGAGTAAGATATAATGGCAATTTATCAAAGAGACAACATTAATTACGGCGGAATGCTCGGCAACGCCATGGCTAATCGTGCAAATTATTTACAACATAGATATGACCGTGTTGCTCAAATGGGTCAGAACTGGGGTAATGCAGTCCAACAGACTGGTAATACTGTACAAGACGCTTTATATAAGATTGCTGGTAATTATTATGACCAGGATAAACTGGCTGCACAGCAACAGTTCCAGGCTGAACAGAATGCTTTAAACAGGGCAAATCAAATCGACATGGCAAACGAGCAGCGTAAATGGCAAGCTAAGCAGAATCAACTTAGCAGAGATAATGCTATAGCCTTGGCAAATATAAGTAACAAGGCTGCAGTAGAAGAACGTCAGGCTCAGAATGTAATGAATTATCAGAACCAGGAAGCTATTATCAAGCAGCTTAAGTTCGAACACGACAATACTAGTGACAAGACTCCGGAAGGTATCTTGAAACGTGCACAGTTACAGAGTCAGATTGAACAGGCAAATAACAAGCTCAATTATTACGGTAGTCTGATTCCTAGTCAGTTACGTACTCAACCTCAAGGTATTCCTGTAATATCTGGTCCTGATGCAGAGAAGGCATTAGAAATGTTCGGAACCGAAACGCCTAAGACAGCTGCAGAAATCGGTGAAGAGAATGACAAATATGCAGAAGTAATGAAAGGTAAATGGACTAATGCTAATAAGGCAGAAGCTTTAAGACTTGCTGGCGATAATCAAGCAAAGTTACAGGAAATTGCAAATAAAGGATTAACAATCGAAGAACGTATAGCAGCCGCAGATAAAGAACTTGAAGATGCAAATGCACAGTTTGCTAAGAACGGTACTTACGATTCAAAGAAATTCAGAGTAAGTGTTACAAACCGTAAAGCTAGCTTAGTGAGGAAATAATGACTGACCAAGAGATAGAAACAATAGCTAACAAGATTGGAGAAGTAGCGCCAGATCAGGTAGCTAATTTCTTGGCAAATCCTGAAGGTTTCGACTACAATATTCTTGAAGAAGGATATAGCGACTTTACAGACAAGTATAAGAACGTTGCAGACTTTAAGGGCGATAAGCTTCAAATAATGAACGAAATCTATACGCAGCTTGATGGTAAAGCACCGTCATATGCACGTTTCCTTAGTTTACAACAGAAATATCCTTGGCTGGACGCTGCTGAACTTAAAGACTGGTTCGACAAGATTGAAGGTTTCAAGACAGAATATGAAGCCGAAAGAGATGCAGAAGCAGGAAGGATTAGACGTGAGCAGGAAATCCAGAATAGAACAATGGATGATCCTAGATATTGGTTAGCTTCAGATTACGAGAACCAACGCTATATTAACGATCCAGAATCGGCTATATTCGGTAAAGAAGCTCCAGGTTTCATAGGCTCTTCTACAGGTGCAAAGGCCGACTTGATTTCTGGTATTCTCGGTGCTGCAGGCGACTTGGCTCCAGGTGTAGGTGCAGTTATAGGACCTAGTATAAGAGCCGGTAGAGACTGGACGCATATATTATCTGATTCGCCATATAAGAAAGATGTTTCACAGGCAGTAAAGGATCAGTTACTCGATTACGGTACTAACATAGCTGCATGGAGAATGTTGAATGCCCGTAAATTAGGAAAGGCAGTAGAAGGCGGCGTATCTAATGAAGTTTCCAATGCACTTAACGTAGCTGAAGAAACAGCAAGATTACGTAAAGGATTTACAGATGTAGAAAGGGCATTAACAGATAATGTCAACGATACACAGTTAAGAAACACTATCAAGAATATGCCGGATAGTGAACTTAAGAATAAGATGTCTGAAATAGTAGCTTCTACTGCTACGGATAAACCTATTAACCGTCAAGCTATAGAGGAATTAAACAAACGTTATTACTTAGAATCTACAAACCTGGTACAGAATATTCAGCGTGCAAATATAGCTGCAGGATATCCAGCTGGTACTTCTGAAGGATTAGTAAGTGACTTTAGAGTTAACGGTAAGCCTGCTACGATGGTAATCAGTCCAGAAACATCACAGAATGTTGCAAGACAGTTCAGCGAACCTGGTAATAGCTATTTCGCAAGGGTTCTTGATACTAAGCGTTATGAGGACTTAAGTAAATTACAGAAAGCACAGTATAGACTTAAGCAGGCAACTAACGCCATAGTAAGGGGTAAACCTGGACAGATAATGGTACAGGAAACTTCTCATCTTAGAAATAAGGGATCTGAACCTAAATTCATAGAGAATGCCTTGTTAAGAAAGGAAAGAGAAGATAATATTAACCGTATTATTTCTAATTACTCTATATTATGGAATAAAGACAAGAAGCCAGCAGAAGCAGCCAAGGGTTCTTTGATTGAAGCTGCATGGGAGAAATGGAGAAATCAGTAATGAGAAACTTTGATTCATGGAATCGTTACTTAGACAATAACAACAAGCCGCTTCATGGCTGTGTTATGTTCAATGTAAAGGATGGAAATACAGTAGCGCCAATTTATGACAGCGACGGTACTGCATTAGACAATCCGCAGCTAACAGATGAATATGGTAGAACTCAGCATCAGGTATTTGTCGATGTTGACGTTATTGCATATTTCTATAAGTATATAGGTGAAGGCAATTTCCAGAATTTACGCAGTCAGGATATCGACATTAACGACGATACTAGCTGGACATTGCAATATACTGTAGAGAATATTAACGATATCTTGGCACATATTACTGCAGATACGGTAGTGTCTGTACCTAATATGGCTGCATTAAGAAATCTGGATATCGATACTGTACCTGAAGTTTACGGTACAAAGGTTGTTACGTTATTAGGTTACAACTGGCCAGGTGATAAGGAGCCGGTTAACTATATTTGGTACCCCAGCCTAACTGATAACGACGATAACGGAAGTATTATTCAGGGAACTGAATTGACAGGAAGATGGGTATTGGTAAAGCCTACTGAACATTGCGATTCCAGACATTTCGGTATATTCCCGCAGAATACTACCAATTTCACGGCAGATACTGCACGTCTTGCACAATGGATAGATTACTGCAATAGCGCAAAGGTAAGACCTTATTTCTCGGCTAACGGCGATTACAAGTATTACAAATATAACGGTTTCGCACCGGTAGCTGAAGTAATTGATATAGCTGAATCCGTAACGTTCATTGATGCCGGTTCTAGTAATATCTTTGCTTGCGAATTCAACGGTAATCCGTATTTCCTTAACCACAATACTAACCTTAGTTCTAGCTATGTAAAGACTTCCTGGAATGCAAACCAGTTCATCAGTCCTAAGCATGTAGTAATAGACAACGAATCCAATAACCATCAGTTTATCTATTCTAACGCTACAATAGACGTAAATACTTCCATTAATGGTGAATACAGCTTTACTAACTGTACGGTTAACTGTAATGCATCTATTAACGGTGTATGTACGTTTACCAACTGCGATGTAAATTCCAAGAACAAGATTTCGACCGGTAGCTATTTCAATAACTGCCAGGTTACTGAAGATATGTTCTACGGTTCTCCTGTTATCCACGTAGATACAAATACTATAGCCGATTTCGACGATTTCGAACATAAGGAATTGATGTGGCTTAGAATTAAGGATCAGCAAAGCCAGATTAACTATGACTGGAAAGGAAGGCTGACTGATCAGAATCCATGGGAGAACGTAGTAGATGCAGACAGATGGCTGATTAACTACAAGGGAACAAATTCCAATGCAGTATTGAAGGAATCTGACAATGCCCATACGTATTATTTAGAGAACTGCGCCGGTACTATTACTTTACAGGGTAAAGCAGCTAATACATATTACTTTAAAGATTGTGAAATCATAGTTAAGTTTGCAAACGGCTATAACCAAGGCTGTACAATTAGCGCATCAAATTCTACTATTTCTATTTCTCAAGACAGAGTTAGACTTAATAGATTTAATTTGCAGAATTCTAATTTAATTGGAACTGGTTCAATTGATACAGATTATGCTTCTATTTACAATACTATTCAGAGTATAGACGTTTATTCTGGCTATTGCGATATGAAGGATTCTAATGTTGGTCCGAATGTAACTATTCAGGTTTACGGTATTGACTCTGAATCTTCTATTCACGTAGATCCGCAGCCTGAAGTTACGGCTACACATGCAGAATATGACGTTACTAGAATTATTGCCGGTAATTTCGTCAATAACTTTGTTAACGGAACTATTGAAATCGGTACTATCGACGTAAACGATCCTCATCTCTCTACTATAGACCTAGTAAGGGGCTTGACAGTCAAGGACAATATTGGCTTAGGTGTTACGCCGATTAAGGTAGACAGATCGTTATCAAACATTTACGATAACTACAATATCTATACCTATCAGGGTAATACCGGTACAATGGCTATGACAATCGATACTGTTGGTACAATAAACAGTGTAGGTTATACTTCTGGTCCTGGTATATTAGCTGCAATAGATGATAAATACGGCGGAACATGTACTTCTGCAGATAAATACTTTGCAGAAATCAAGCTGTTTACTATCGGTACTCAGAATGTAGTTACTAAGATTCTTGCTGAAGCATTGACTAGTTCTGGCAGTAAACTGAATCAGATGCACCCAGGTGGTTCTTTCAGTTCTGCTGGAATTAATACTGTTACTACCTATCCTGATACACTTGATAATTTACCGTCAGATATATCTAAATCTGGAACTAATCAGTTCTCTTGGTATTTAAGAAACTTCATTATTGGAGCACAGAACTTCAATAATGGAACTCAATTAAATATAAGAATATCTCAAATCTAATTATTGATCTAAGAGGTTCAAATGGAAGAACGCGAAATAATAGAACAATGTAATAGATTCCTTACACGTTCAGATACCCGTTTCAATACAGTAATCAACAGGGCGCTGGATGATTTGGAGATGTATTCCGGTAATTTCTGGAACGATAAATTCAAGAAGAAATATAGACGCAACAAGAATAGGCTTAATCTTAGCTTAAACAACTGGAATGTATTGTGCAATGCCATATCTTCACCTGTATCTAATAGCCCATGGCATACAGAACTTGTAGATAAGACAGATGGTTTAGAAGATGTTCAGAAGATGATTGATGATATCGAAGCTGACAATGATTCTAAATCTGCAATGATTGACGCCTTCAGAAAGGCATGTCTTACTGGTTACGGCTACATGATTGTAACTACTGTTGCTGATGAATATACAGGCGAAGCAAAGATTGTTATCGAATCAGCCAATAGAATCAATGCAGTCGCTATGGATCCGTCTGTAGCTACTGTAGACGGTAGCGATGCGGAAGAAGGTGCAATTCTTAATTTCATTCCGTTAAAGAAAGCTAAGAGACTGTATGGTGAAGATGTCGTACCTTATCAATATCCAATGACGCCATGTTTCATTAATATAGGCGACTTCAAACAATGGAGGATGCCTGAAGATTCTGTTGCATTAATTTCTTATTATTGCAAGAACGATGCTGGCTACGTAGATATGTATAAGATTTGTGGCGACAAGATAGTTGAAAGCTATGAATTGCCAATCAAGATTATCCCTATTATACGTATGGCTGGTAATGAAATTTATTATAATGGCGATATAGACTATAATGGTATTATTCAGCAAACTATGTCGTTGGAATTAGGCGCAAATATTGCATATTCTACATTAATCGAAAGATGTGGAAGAAGTCCTAAGGCTAACTACATGGTAAACGTTGATGCTATCGACGGCCTTGAAGAAAGCTATGCAAGAGTCAACGAAGATGATTCTGTAGCCGTATTATGGAAAGGTGAACATCAGCCGGTTCCTTTAACAGAAGGATTCGAGACTGGTGATTTACAGAATACGGTATCTACATGCAGAACATTATTGGAAGACGTTACTGGTATTCCGTTAACAGGTATTCAGGGTGGGGAAAGAGAAAGAACTGCTACGGAAATATTACGTCAACAGATTTCTAAAGAATCCAATACTGCAAATTATTATAATAACGCCTTCAAGGCCGTTCGTTCCATTTCTAAGATTATTATTCAGATGATTACTGGCGGCGAAGATTTGAAGTTTACATTGGAGAACGGTCCATCTGTTATTACTCGTGAAATGAAAGCTCGTCAGGAATTGTCTGCATTGGCTACAATCATGCCGGATAACATGAAGCCGATTATTGCTAAATACTTTGCAGATTCCCTTAAGAACGATCTTGGTGAAGACTTATCTCGTAATATCGTAGCTAATTTACCGCCTGATGTTCAGTTCGTATCTGAAACTCAGGATCCTGGTGCAGTGCATATGCTAAACCAGATGAAGGCTCAGATGGAAGAGAATATGTTTGCATTGGAACAGATGAAGGCAGAGAACGAAGACCTTAAACAGCAATTACTGTCTACTCGTTTAAGCATGATTGACGGTAGAGAACAGAGAGAACACGACTGGAACAAGTTCGTTGTTTCCGAACAGGACAAGATGGCTATCGAATCTGCTAAACTTGGAGTAACAGCTGACAAGAACGGTAACGATGCATTGCTTAAGCAGCAAGAAATCAATATCAAGGCTGCAGAAGCTGACATGAATACACAGGAACGTGAAACAGATGCATACCTTAACGGTATAGAAGATGCTGTCGATGCAGTAACAAGAGGTATTTAATTATGAGATTTCATGTAGATACAGGCGATTCATTAGCCGGAAACGCACTGAAAGGTGGCTATAGGTTGGCAGTCGAAAGACAGACTCCTATGGAACATCAGCAATTACTGGATATTACGAATTATCCAGAATATGTAGATATTCTCTCCCTTCCTTCAGGAGCTGCACGTGCAATGGCATATAGGGCATTACAAGCCAGGGCAGCTGAAGCAGAAAGGGCATATCCTAAATACTGGCTGGATCAGGAACCTAGGCGTCAGGTTTCTCAGTCTTCTAGCTTTATTGGAGATTTCGATTATGAGCCAGAATCTCAGATGCTTACGGTAGATATAGGTGGAAGATCTTATCTATTTCCTGGATTTACACCTGAGCACGTAGCAGAATGGCTTAATTCTCCGTCTTTAGGTAAATATTTCTTAGCTAATCTCAAAGGAAAGTGGGGTTAGTTTACTAATTATTCTATATAGCGTAACAGCGTGGGTTACGCTAAATGATTTAATTCCACGATTGAGGTTATCGCACCGTATGAATAGCGAACAGGTAAATGAATATCTTGCCAAACTTAAAGGGCAATCCGAGGAAGTAGCTGAACCGTCAACTCAGGAAACCGAGGAAGTTTCTAAGGAAGCATCCGCCGAAGAAATTGATGATAATAAGGCCGTTGAAGAGGTCAAGGATGTCGAACAGAAGCAAGTAGAAGACAAAGCTGATGACAAGGCTGAGGAACCGAAAGCAGAAGTGAAAGAAGAAGAGCCGAAAGCTGAAACACCTAAAGAAGAACCTAAGAAGGAAGAACCGCAGAACCGTAGGGATTATGCATTCGAACGTCTTAAGAAGAAATCGAAAGAAGAGAAGAAGCAGCTGGAAGCTAGAATCAAAGAGCTCGAAGAAGAGCTTAACAAGGGTAAAGGTCTTAAGGCCGAACATTTCGTAGATAAGGAAGGCAAGCCAGATCCTAATAGCTACGTAGACTGGAAATTCCATGAACGTGAAATGCAGGATGAAATTGATAAGCTGCAACGTTATGAAAGGGAAAGACAGCTTCAGGAAGACATAGACGAAGACCGTCGTAGAGTAGAGAATTGTTACCAGAATGAAGAAGAACGTAAAGAATATGAATCTTTAATCGCTTCTAATGGTAAAGCTTTCTATGATGCAGTTTCCGACGTCGATCCTAATGGCGTAGTATTTGGCTACCTGAGCACAATGCCGGAATATCCGATTGTGTTGAAAGAACTGATGACTGACAATAAATTGTTAGGATATACGTTCAGAAGTACAGATCCGGATGCCTTGAAACGCAATATTGCAGCCGTAGCAGACCAGATACTCGAAAGACATCACAAACAGCCGACAATCGAGAAGATAGCTACTGAAGCTCCTAAAGTAGAAGCTAAGAAAGAACTTCCGGTTATTGGTAAACAAATCAACAGCACTCCAGGAACAGCTAACGTAGTACATGATAGAAATTATTGGAATAGATACTTACGTGAACATCCTAGGGGATAAACATCACAATTTATTATTATAAGGAAACAATATTATGGCAAATAAATATTTACCCAACAAGCTTACTGACCTCATCGCAGTCCGTGCTGCAGAAAGCGGCGCATATCTTAACGCTGGTGCTAAGTCTTATCTCGCTGACCAGCTCCGTCCGAATATGAGAAATGACCAGGATTATGTATTCGTTGTTAAGGACAACGGTAAATACGTCAACGGTAAATCTCTCGAAACTACTGACGTTTCTGAAATCAAGGAACGCGACGTCCATGCAAAGCTCAATGTCGGTAACATCGTTATCGGTACCGATATGATTAATGAAGTTCTCGAAGTTAACTGGGACAAGGAAATTGCAATGCCTAACGGTAAGGCTCTTATCGAAGGCTTCGTTCAGGACGCTATCAAGAACGATATCGGCCGTCAGAATATTGCATTCGTAGGTACTGGTTATATGCCTGTTTCTAAGGCTTCCAGAGCTCTCGGCTCTATCACTTCTGATGAACGTTATGGCTTCATTGACCCGATGATTGACTCTGTTCTCGCAACTGTCGGTAAGGGTTTCGATGCAGTCAACCTCGATCCGATCGCTTCCAAGGGCGTATACGGTAAGATTGCAGGTACCACTTTCCGTGAACAGCAATTCCTCCCGGCTGTAGAAATCTCCGTTGATTTGGCTAATGAACTCTCTAGCGCTACGGTTTCTGGATTCGTTCAGGTTGCTAATGCATCCGCTGCAACTCTCACACTCTCTGGTGTAACTGAAACTATTCCGGCTGGTACTCCGCTCTTCGTCGAAGGTATCTATGCTACTAACCTCGTTGGTAACAAGATGAGCTTCCCGAAAGCATTCATCGCTATCGAAGACGCTACTGCTGGTGCTGTCAAGGTTCGTCCGGTTGACTTCGCTGGTCAGGGAACTAAGGAAGCTGTTAAGGCTGACGGTTCTAACGTCGAAGTTACTGATTTCGCAAACGCTAAGCTCGTTAACCCGATTGCAGCTGGTACTTACTACATGGGTATCATCCGTGTCGAAGGTGCTCAGGAATTCGATACTCTCAAGAAGGTCGACTGGTCTAACGCTGAACAAAGCTCTGATTCTATCGAAGGCATTACAGTTCATGAAGGTAGAACTGTTGATATCCTCAAGGGTACCAACGTAACTCGTTGGTCTGTTGCTGGCGTATCTCAGTGCATTGAACCTCGTGGTGCTGCATTGATCCTCGTTAAGGACGCTCAGCCCAATTTGGTCACACTTTAGTAACAATCTACTAACAATATAAGAATAATCCTGTAGGTTCTTCCTACAGGATTTCTTTATATTCTAACCCAATGGTATTTACCATCATCACCAAGTTTCAATTTAGTTCCTTTACGCGCTAAAGCTGTTCGTTGTTTCTGATCTTCCGTAACTATATGGCCTTTACTTCCAAGTCCAATCTTTCGTTTATGTTCTTCAGATAGTTTACGACCTTTATGGTAATCACTATTCAATTTATTTGTATGTTCTGAACGTGATTTAGCATGTAATTTAGCATGGTCATTTACTTTAAGGAATATCAATTCGAAATATGGTCTATGATAATACATATTGAATCTCTTCAAATCCTTTATACTATGTGCATATTCACCATCCAACGTTAATTCTAAACGGTGATGACATTCGTAAACTTCATCAGAATTTACAGCTTCATCATAGTTCTCTATCTTCCAATATTCATTGCAATAAAGCTTTACTTGTTTCAAATATATCATACTGCAAATATAGTAAATGGGTCAACTTTCGTCAACCCATTATATTATATATATTATAACTATTATTATTAATATATTCTAGTTAATAGGGCGTTACCCTAATAATCACGTCTTATTTAAGAACATCAACATACTCGTTAATATGATTATCTAGCCAGTAGTTCTTT